CATATGCTGGAGGCTATTCGTCTTTACGAGAAAAGACACGGAAAAAAGATCAGATACTATCAGGCATCCTCCAGCGAGATGTTCGGTAAGGTGCAGGAAGTTCCTCAGAAGGAAACCACACCGTTCTATCCAAGATCTCCCTACGGTTGTGCAAAAGTGTATGCCCACTACCTGACTGTTAATTACCGAGAGAGTTACGGTCTGCACGCATCTTGCGGTATTCTCTTCAATCACGAGAGTCCAAGACGAGGAGAGACATTCGTTACTCGAAAGATCACCCGTGCAGTTGGGCGCATCTATCAGGGATTGCAGAAGAAATTGTATCTTGGTAATCTGGACGCACTGCGAGACTGGGGATTTGCTGGTGATTATGTCGAGGCGATGTGGAGAATGTTGCAGCAGGATAAACCAGATGATTATGTGATTGCAACTGGTAAGATGATCTCGGTCCGTGAGTTCTGTGAAAAGGCATTTGCTAGATTTAATATGGACTATAAGCAATATGTCGAGATTGATCCTCGCTATTACCGTCCAGCAGAAGTCGATCAGTTGCTTGGTGATGCGTCAAAGGCTAAGGAAAAACTAGGATGGGAACCAAAAGTAAGCACAGATGAACTCATCAATATGATGGCAGATCACGATTTTGAATTGGCAAGAAGAGATTTTGTTCTTCACATACATGATAATAAATTGGCACCAAAATGGTAGTAGTTACTTTCTATACACCAGAATACAAACAGGAAGCCACGGAATTGTTGGTTAGTTGTGGCAATTTTGGAGTGGATGTAAAGGCATATCCAAAACCATCGAAGGGTTCTTGGGTTCACAACTGCACTATAAAAGCAGAAGTTATATTGGAAGCATTAGCAGAACACCAAACTGGAGTGGTGTGGGTAGATGCAGATGCTCGCTTCAGAGATGTTCCTTCCCTCTTCGATAGATTGGATGCATACGACTTTGGGTGCTATTGGATTCCGAATGTGTGGAATAAGAAACAAAACACACATCTTCGTCCTTGGGGACCTGATCGCGGAAACGAAGCACTTGCTGGCGGAACGATGTATTTTAACAACACATCCAAGTCCATAGATCTGATAAACGATTGGAGAGAGGAAGCAACCAAAAATCCAACAGTGTGGGAGCAACAGAGTTTGCAGAAGGTATGGGATAGGCACGACAAGAACGGACTCAAGACATTTTGTTTTCCGCAGAGTTATTGCAAGGTATTTGATGCTCCTTGGTTTGAAGAGCAGAAACCTATTGTAATAGAACATACACAAGCAAGTCGAAGATTGAGGAGTAAAGTCAATGCCAAGCAATAAAACAGACGAAGTGTGGTTGACACTACCTAGTGCCAATCTGGAGATGGCTAAAAAGACATTTCCAAAATGGACAGAGAAGGGTTATATGATCGCTGCTGTTGTTCCCGATAGGTATGTTCAGGAATATGCATCTATGGTCAATCTGCTGGTTCCAGAAAGCACCATAGGTGGTTATAGGGGATGGCCTAACTCCGTAAATTACCTCTGTCGGCAGTTGATGGACAAGGACATCGTTATTGCTGCTGGTGACGATATGTATCCAGATCCAACTTATGAAGCACATCAACTCCACCTACAGTTCACTAGGCATTTTGGTGGAACTCTTGGTGTTATGCAACCATATGGTGATAAGTTTGGTAGCATGGCCTGTGATGTTTGTGAGCAGATCTGCGGAAGTGCTTGGTTGGGTAAGGAATTCCGAAACAGAGTGAACAGAGGAAAGGGCCCGCTTTGGGAGGAATATTGGCACATGTATGCCGATACTGAACTATATCAAGTTGCTACAAAGCACGGTAATCTGTGGATACGCGGTGATCTGTCACAGTATCACGCACACAGGACAAGAGAAAAACATAATTTTAAACCAACTATTCCTACGGGAAATACAGCAAAAGCAAAACAAATATACGATACAAGGAAAAAAGAAGGATTTCCAGAAAGTGAATTGCTATGATTGATCTTTTGATAAAATATCCAACCAGATCCAGACCAGATAAATTTAAGGAAATACTGAAGCAATATATTTCCAATCTATCTGGAAAATACAAGGTGAAGTTTTTGATCTCTATGGACAACAACGATCCTACCTGCAATAACCAGAATATGCGTAACTTCTTGGAGATGATAAAACATTCGGTCGATCTTGATTATGTTTATGGTGACAGTAAGAACAAAATAGATGCTTGCAATCGAGATGTTCCCGCTGAAGGGTGGAAAGTGTGTATTCTTGTGTCCGATGATATGACTCCAAGAGTCAAGAATTACGATGAAATCATAATGAAAGATATGGAAACATATTTCCCAGATTATGATGGTTGTTTAAACTACAACACAGGAAGTGCTTATCCAAGAGTTATGGTACTTTCTATTGTGGGAAATCCTTACTATAAAAGATTTGGTTACATATACTATCCAGAATACTGTAGTTTGTTTTGTGACGAAGAACAGACGGTCGTTGCTAAATCTCTAAATAAGATGAAAGATTTGGATAAAAAAATAATCACACACGATTGGTCGGACATAAAAGACGATTTGAGAAAATATACTGAAAATTTTCACCCAGTGGATAAAAAATTATTTGAATTAAGAAAAAGTAAAGGATTTCCAAAATGACAATATTATGGACTATAGGCATATTGCATCTACCATCAAAAAGAGCAGAATCTTACAAAAAATTAATTGAAGAATTAAATCGTCAAATAATGCTGTGTGGAGCACAGGACAAAATTGAAATTTTGACAGAATCGGACAACGGAGAGAATTCTGTCGGTAAGAAGAGAAATAATGTCATCGACAAGGCAAAAGGAGAATATGTTTGCTTTATTGACGACGATGATATGGTGACGGACATCTATATTTTGGAAACTTTGAAAGGATTGGAAACCAAACCAGATGTGGTTGAGTTGGTTGGATATCTTCCAAAGTACGATTTGCCTTTTATTCATAATCTTAACTGTGGTGGGCATTTTAAGAAAGACGGAATCCAATTCAGAACACCAAATCATCTGAATACAGTGAAGACTGAGATAGCGAGAAAGGTTCGTTATCCAGAGATTTCACACGGAGAAGATCAGGATTATTCGCATAGATTGTGGGATAGTGGTCTTTTGAAGACAGAAGCGTTGATAGGAAAACGAATGTATATCTATCAGTTTGATTCTTCCAAGTCCGAAACAGTCAAGTTTATGAAAAAAACAAATCCACAACCAGTAATAGCAACAAGACAAAAGAAATTTAGGAGAATGTGATTCACATCGCACTCATAATGGAGAAAACAAAAAAATGATTTTAAATAAAGAAAATACAATTTGTATAAGTTTACAACAACCTAACTCTGATACATTAAAAATGCATCAATATTCTGAATGTGTTTTAAACCGTAGAGATAATTTTTCAAATCAAGCAAAATATTTTGGTTTGGATTTTTGTTTTTTTGATGCCATAGATGGTGCATCTATTGAAAAATACGACAAAGATTCTAATAAACACAATCAAACTATGTGTAGAACTAAGTGTGGTATTAAATTCAATTACAAACCAACACAGTTAATTTTTAATAATTGTAGTAATCCTACCTTATCTAATTATTATATTGCTTGTGCTCTTAGTCATTTGTGTCTTTATGAAAAATTGCTATTTGATAGTGTAAATGATTTTTATCTTATTTTTGAAGATGATTATATTTTTTCAAAAAATTTTACTATAAATGATTTAAGATTTGATTTAAGTAATCTTCCAAAAGATGTAGATTTGTGTTTTTTTTCACCAAGGCACGCAGGTGTTGATTCCTATACAAAAGAAAAACAAATAAATGAATCTATTTATAAAATAAAAAATACAAATGGAATAGAAGGAACTTCAATGTATTTAATAAGTAAAAAGGGCGCAGAAAAACTTTTAAATGTTGATGGTTTAAATGTTAATTATAATGCTGACGAATTAATAGGAAGACATTTAAATGATTTAATTTGTTATAATACTGATAAAATATACGGATTTGGACATTTAGAAAGACACAAATTTGATACAAATATAATTAAAAAATTTAATTTAAATTATCATTAAAAGGCAAAGAGCACATATATGACAAAAATATACACAGAACCAAATGCATACGATACTATATCGAGAGATATCGAAAATAATTTTCATCAACATATCGGTAAAAACAAAGAAGAAATAAAAACAATTGTAATAGTAGGTGGATATCACTGCTACGAAGCAGAAATATTTTTGAAAAATTATCCAAATTCTACTCTTTTTGTTTTTGAACCTGTTTTAGATCATTTTTTAATTTTAAAACAACAATATGGGAATAACGACAGGTGTAAACTTTTTAATTTAGCAATATGTGATCAAATCGGTGAGATAAGTATATACAGAACATCTTCGCCTGGTTCTGATTCTTTATTTCCAGTTATAGAAAACAACAGCAGTGGTTATGGTTTTAAAACAACTCACACCGAAGTTGTTAAATGCGATAAATTATTAAATATAATAAATGAACATATAGATCTTCTAAGTATAGATGTTCAGGGTGCTGAATTAAAAGTGTTAAAAGGAACAGATCTTACTAAAGTTTCTTGCATTTTTGCAGAAATACAGATGTCTGAAAATAAAAACAATATAGTGTATGATGGACAATGTTTTTCTGAAGACTTGCATAATTATTTGGATTCTAATTTTTATTTGCATTCTTTAGGACTAGATAATATACTAAAAAATGGCACTGGTAATTCTTTTTGGATTAAAAAATGAATGATGTAAAATTAACAATTGGTGTTGCTACTATTCCTAAAAGAATGTTCGATGATCGGTTTTTACCTAGATTGATTCAAAAATTAGAGAAGCAAATAGGAAACAGAACCGATGTTGAGATAATTATTTTAGGAGACAACAAGAAAATAACTGTTGGTAAAAAAAGAGATCGTCTAATACAGATGGCACAGGGGAAATTCGTTGTATTGGTAGACGATGATGATGATGTATCCGATGATTATGTTGATGTTGTATGCAATATTATTGAACAAAATCCAGATATTGATGTTATTTCGTATATGCAGAAAGCAATAATAGATGGAGATGAGTGGGTTGTTGATTTTAGTTTAAATTACGATAGAACTCCGCCGCTTGAGCAATTGAGTCACGAATTCACAGAAGGGTGGGTAGAGAACCCAGAAGATCCTTTCCATCCTATCTGGAAAACCGATATAATAGTCGGTAAAAAGGTTTGTAAAAGACCTCCATTTCCAGTTTGTCCTTTTAGAACAGAGTTAGCAAAACAAGTTAGATTTATAGATTTTAATTCTTCAGAAGATGTTTGTTGGGCGAGAAAGATGTGGGAAATCTGCAAATCTGAGTATAAATTAAATAAACAAATGCATTATTATATTTGGAATCCAAATGTCAGTGAATTGCCTCTGATGACACCAGAAGGTGTAGATGATGTTGAAGATAATATTAATTGAACAATAATAAAAAGGTATGAACAATGGAACATTTTTATGAACAATTAGATGGTTGGTTTACTTATCCAAAATTATATCAGATGTTAGTAGATACCGCAGTAGATGGTGGAAAAATTGCAGAAGTGGGTGTTTGGAAAGGTAAAAGTGTTTGCTACATAGGAGTTTTAATAAAAAACAGCAATAAAAATATTAAAGTGTATGCTATAGACACTTGGCAAAAAATGAATTCAGAAAATTATCATTCAGATGATATATTTGAAGACGATAAACTTTATAATACTTTTTTAAAAACAATAGAACCAATTTCTGATATTATTTTGCCAAAAAGAGGAACTTCTTTGGAAGTGTGTAAACAATTTCCAGATAATTATTTCGACGCAGTTTTTATAGATGCCTGTCACGATTACGAATGTATAAAAGAAGATATTATAAATTGGTTGCCAAAAGTAAAATATAATGGAATTTTATCGGGGCACGATATTTCGTTTCCAGGCGTTGCTAAAGCAACTAAAGAAATATTAGAACCAAAATACAAAATTAATATTCAAGAAGAATGTTGGTGGATAAATTTAAAATGAAATACTTAGTAACAGGTGGAAACGGATTCATAGGATCGAATGCTGTCGATGCTCTTATAGAGCAAGGACACGAAGTGATTGTCATAGACAATCTATCCTCCGATGCTCACGATGAATTTTACTTCAACGACAAAGCAAGAGCATGTTTTAAGTTGTGTGTAACTGATTATGTGATGTGTGCTCAAGTATTTGAAGGTTTTCGTCCAGATTATGTCCTGCATTTTGCAGCAGAAGCAAGAATACAGAATTGCATACAGGATCCCGTAAAGGCTTACGAAACTAACCTTATGGGAACACTTACTATGCTGCAACTTTCACGCAGACACAATGTAAAGAGATTCGTTCTTTCCTCCACTTCTGCAATATATGGACTCAAGAACAGTTTCTCCGATCCAGAGCCACTGAATGAAGATATGCGTCCCGATTGCTTGAATTCCTATTCATTGAGCAAATACGCAGCCGAACAGGCATGTCAGATGTATTCCGATCTTTATGGACTTTCGACTGTCTGTTTGCGTTACTTCAATGTATACGGGAAGAACCAACCAAAGAGAGGTTCTTATGCTCCAGTTATAGGAATATTCTCCAGACAATTGAAGAATGGTGAGAAGATGACCATCGTTGGTGATGGTAAACAAACAAGAGATTATGTCAATGTGTCCGATGTAGTTTCTGCCAACATCTCAGCAGCGACATCTGAAATAAACCTAAAGGGAGATATCTTCAATGTTGGTTCTGGTAAGAATTATTCGGTTTTAGAACTTGCAGAAATGATGAAAGGAGAGTATACTTTCCTACCAGAGAGAGTTGGTGAAGCCCGTCATACTCTCGCGGATATTGCAAAAATCAAACAATACTTTCACTGGGAACCAAAGAAAACCCTAGAGGAGTATATGGAGAACCGAGAATATGATACTTGAAAATGGCGATGTAAATATACAAAACGAAATAGAAAAATTAGTGTTACAAAAAAGATACACTTATATTGATGCGGTTTTGAAGTTGTGCGAGGATTACTCGCTGGAACCTTCCTACATTGCCAAACACCTGACTAAGCCAATCATAGAGAAACTGAGAGAAGAGGGAGAATCCGTCAATCTTTTACCGAAATCCGCTCGACTGCCCTTCTAAATAAGGGCATGAAGGCTACTGATGGACTTAACGGACCATTCGAAAACCTTGAAGATCCTGATGGATTTTCAGTCAATTCACTTGAACCAAATTCAATACACCGTATACTAGACACATACACCGTACATACCGTACAAGGAGCAAAATATGTCGTTCAAAGACCTAAAGAAGAAGTCACAAGATATTTCCAAACTCACTCAAGAACTTGAGAAGATGAACAAGGGAGGCGCCGAGTCCTACAAGGATGATCGTTTTTGGCGCCCCGAACTAGACAAGGCACAAAATGGATTTGCGGTCATTCGTTTCCTTCCGCCAGTTGAAGGCGAGGAAGTTCCGTGGGTTCGTACATTCAATCACGGTTTCAAGGGACCAGGTGGCTGGTTCATCGAGAACTGCCCAACCACAATCGGTAAGAAGTGTCCGATCTGTGAAGCCAACAGCGAACTCTGGAACAGTGGTAGCGATTCGAACAAGAAGATTGCCAGTGATCGCAAGCGCAAGTTGACCTATATTGCAAACATTCTTGTCGTTCAGGATCCAAAGCATCCAGAGAACGAGGGTAAGGTATTCCTCTTCAAGTTCGGAAAGAAGATCTTCGACAAGATCATGGAGAAGTTGCAACCAGAGAGCAACGACTACGATCCAGTTGAGCCACTGAATGTGTTCGACTTCTGGGCAGGAGCAAACTTCAAGTTGCGTGTTCGTAGCGTTGCAGGTTATGTTAACTATGACAAGTCCGAGTTCGATGCACCATCGGCACTGCTTGGTGGAGACGATGAGAAGTTGGAGAGTATCTGGAAGAAGCAGCACTCTCTGAAGGCTTTCACCGATCCATCCGAGTTCAAGTCATACGAGGAATTGAAGGCAAAGTTCGACTCCGTGAACAAGGGTTCTGTCTCCGCTCCAAAGAGCGCAGAAGACGATGAAATTGAAGAGGAGATGCCGGTTGCAAAGAGCATCAAGGCAAAGCCAGCACCAAAGATCCCAGAGAAGAAATCATATAACGAAGATGCAGAGGAAGAAGATGCACTGAGTTATTTCGAAAAACTTGCTAACGAAGAGTGATACTTTACACTATGAGCAAGATAGAACAGGGGAGGGAAACCTCCCCTGTGTCTTTTACACCACAGCACCCTTCATATAATCTCCAGTCAATCTTGCAAGTGTGGCTTCTTCTCCTGATGTAAATCTTTTAGTATTTTGTACCTCGGAGAAATCTCCACCACCGCCACCAGAACTGGTGTTGTTTATCGTAGTTGGACTGTTGTTTACTACCATTCCCTGTGTGTTGTTTTGTTTTGCCATCTGTTCTAATCTGTCTAGAGTTACTTCCAACAAAGCAGTTGCTATTGGTTTTTCCTTTGAATTCCATTCTGGTATTGCTTGGAATTGGGGAGAAGATGGAGGAGTTTGTCCATAGATAGCAGAATCCGCCGAACTTGCAATTACTTGTCCAACATGATGTATACTGCTCATGCTTGTCGTTGGATGCACGGAAGTCGATGCATCTGTCAAAGCAGTGACCCAACCAGTTCCTGGCGTTATTCTCTTGTCTTCTTCTAGTATGGCTGCTTCTGGTGGCATAGTTGCTTCAAAACCAGTTGGTGTGTTTCTCACAAGTCTATGAACACTTTCCATTATTTCTTCGACAGATCTTGTGTCTTGCTCTATTGGTCCAGAATCTTCTGGTAGACCAACGCTTCTTCTAAATTCTGCTGTTTTTCTTGCACTTTCTTCTGCTGTTTTTCTTGCACTTTCTATGTGTTCATCTGCGCTTATGAGTGTTCTTCTCATATCAACAGCATAATCATATTCTTCTTTTTTCTTTTCTGATGTTTTTCTGAGATCTCTTACTCTACTGGATTGTTTCAGATATTCTTCAGATCCTTCTCCTTTTGTTTTCTTGATGTTTTCTAGTTCTTTTTGTGCTCTTTCATATTCTCTAGCAGCACTTTCTTTTTCATCAAATAGTTTTCCGATATTAACGGCAGAAAGATGCTGTGGTAGACCATCAGAGGTTGTTGCATTTCCACCAGAAATTTGCTTTTCTATTTCCGTCAACCAATAATCGGAATCGTTATCTCCATTTCTTTTTGCCATTTCAAAATATATTTTTGCTTTATCAAGATTTTTGGGAACACCCTTTCCTTCGTAGTATGCAATTCCTGCATTATACATGGAGTTTACATCACCTTTCATTGCGTCTGCTTCGAATGTTTTAACTTGTTCTTCTATTGAAGTTTTTGTTGCTTCGTTTGTTATTGGTGGTGTTCCAGTTGCCGTTGCTGG